GGCTGCGATAGGAGCTTCAGGTATTGTCAAGTCTTGTAACTACTCAGAAAACTATATCTCACTAAAGAATGGCTCAGAGATCTTATTCAGATCAGCTGAGAAGTATGATAACATACGTGGTCTAACTATGGATTATGGTGTACTCGATGAGGCAGCCTTTATGAAAGAGGATGCATGGCGCGAGGCTATCAAACCAGTATTTCTTGTTAGAGGTAAGAAGGTCCTATTTATATCAACACCTAAGGGTAAGACATGGTTCTATGAGCTGTATCAGTTAGCCAACTCGTTTGAGTATCCACAGTACCAGAGCTACACAGGCACATCTTATGATACACCATATATAGATACGTCAGAAATAGAAGAAGCTAAGAAGACACTACCTAGAAATGTGTTTGATCAAGAGTATCTAGCCAAGTTTATAGATACTGGTGGTGAGGTGTTCTCAAACTTAGACCAATGTACACAAGACCAGTGGCCTCGACCGACAGGCAAGATCTATTGTGGGATTGACCTTGCAAAACAAGAGGACTACACTGTGGCTACCTTTATGGACTCAGATGGCAAAGTAGTAGAGATCTATAGAGCCAACGCACAAGAGTGGTCTACTATGACACGCGACATCTTAGACCTAATTAGAAAACACAGAGCAACAGTAACTATAGAGGTCAATAGTATCGGTGATGTTATCTATGAGATGATAGCCAAAGAGTGGCAAGACACACATCCATTCCAAACCACATCAAAGTCTAAAACAGAAATTATAGAAGGTCTGATACTAGATGTTAACGAAGCCAACATTCAGATACCTTCTAAAGGACTGTGGCCTTATCTGTATGATGAGCTTACAGTCTTTACATATGACTACAACCCTAAGACTAGATCTATTAAGTATGGACATCCTCAAGGCTTCCATGATGATACAGTTATTTCATTAGCACTAGCCAATTGGTCTCGCAAACAGATGAAGTCCTATGGCCAATATGCTGTCATGGGTAAAAGGTAATTCAATCTACATGGAATTTATATTTCTTACTATATGAGCATGACGATTAATATTAACGACAAGAAGTACGAGATACCAGAGAGGTTGACTCGCGAGCAGTATGCGAAAGCCATACAGTTTGACTGGCATGAGACTAAATATTATCCAATGATAATGGCACAATTAACTGGTGCTCCTATTAACCTATTACTAAAGTCTAAGAAACAAGCAATGTATCTTGGTATGGCACTCCTAGTTAAATCTATGAATCAGCGTACTGAGTGTGAGATGTTAGACTTAGACAAGATTACCTTTGGTCAATTCGTAGACTTAGATGTTTACCTAACAAATGGTATCGAACAACACTTTAATGACATCGCCAACATCATTTGTCCTGAAGCTGAATGGGCTGACGAAATCATGTGGGCCATTGATCAATATGCCTCATTTAGAATGTACACACTGAGACAGTACTCTGTGCTTTTTGGACTGAATGAGAAGCTGACCATCGATGAACTCGAAGATGTAGATGACACAGACAGACAACACAACGCTAGATCGTGGTATAAAATTATAGTTGGTTTAGCCAATGGAGATCTGCTTAAAATAGATGAGGTTACTCAACAACCACTGAAGAAAACACTTAACTTTATGTCTTTACAAAAAGAACAACAGTTAGAAGAGAACCAACGTAAACTAAAAGAAAGAAGACAATATGACTTACAAAGAAATCGTTGATAAGATAGCTAGCATATGTGTAAACCATGACATTATCAGAGAATTTGGTTATGGTGCTATCTCTGATCTAAAAACTCTAAATAAGGAAGCTAATGCCAATATTACAGATGATTCATTATACGCAGAATCACAGACACTATATCCTTATGTGTTCTTAAACCCTACACAGTCTACCAGAACATCACAGATGATCTCATACAGATTTAATATGATTGTTATGGATACAGTGTTACCAAATGGTTTAGAGCTGTTAACAAACAACCCTGGAGACATAGATCAAAAGGATCCTCCTTACGAACAAACTCTACAAGTACAATCAGATTGTCAACAGTATGTAGATGATATTATTGCACGTCTAAGATTTGGCGATGCTATAACAGATAATTATGATCCATCAATAGATGTACAGTTATCAGTAAACCTAACACCATTTAAAGAGAGGTTTGCAGACACTGTTGCAGGTATGACAGCCACTCTAGAGATTCAAGTAACTAAACCAATAAATGAGTGTATAGCACCATACTAAGATGACAGTAGAAGAATTTGAAAGAGCATTAGAAGGTTTCGGAGAAACTCTTGGTAATCTATCACCAGTCTTATTTGACTTAGGTGGTCAGATTGTTGATGAGATGAAACGTAATGTACCTATCGATAGTGGTAACTTAAAGTCTAGTATCAAGGCAGTTATTGACGAGGACTCTTTATCGTTTGAGATGTTATACTATGGTTTATTCCAAAACTTTGGTGTTAAACCAGATTACAAACAAGGGCAAAACAACAAACCATTTACCTCAGAGTTTGGTGGTATTACAAATCCAACAGAAGTGCCATTTGGCATTGAACCTCAACCGCTCTCAGGAAAGTTCTATAAATATAAGACCAGACAGTTTGGTTTGCCAGCTCGTAAGTTCTTTGATGTAGACCAAATAGCTACACTCATTGCAAATGGCGTAGCAGATCAATTAACAACAGACATTTAATTATGGCAATATCAGTAATTCAAACACCATCAACACCATTCGATATGGCTTATGGTGCTAATCCAATCACACTAGGTAACATTAGTGGTAACGAAGACAAGTATGCACTTCGTATCTTCATAGTAGGTCAAGCTGACCCTATCGCAGATATTAGACAGACACCTAACAGAATAGGTCGTGCTGTCTTTGATATACAAAATGTATTACAGTCTTATGTAGGTCCACAGAACAACCAAGTGGATTCACAGTTCGAAGCAGGCATACCTCAGAGTCAGCGTCTGTCGCTCGCAGGTCCAACCTTAATAGAATATCAGATTGCATACGCAGCTGAAACAGGAGGCGTTGTAGGTACCTTTACAACATATCCAGAAGTCTTTACTGCTATTGCTGGTTCTAAACAATATTTCCAAGTACCATTTGATACTACACCATATCAACCATTGGCTTCAAATGATGATGCATCGCCACCATGTACAGTAGTAGACAGATATGCTAAACCCTTATCAGATAATAATTTTACAATAACGGATGCAGAACTAGCTGCGAGTGCTTTTGGTATCTACACATCACCAGGTGGTGTTGATGTACATAACGTCTATAGAGATGACATGTGTACTAAGACATTCTATCAGAAAGTAGCTAGAAATGGCTTTAATCCACCTAATGCACAAGTACAAGGCTTAGAGGCTTTCTATATTTTACAGTACAGTGCAACTTCATCTAGTCCAATACAGACTAACGTTATAGTTAATGCACAAGCAAATGGTGGTGGACCAAACACTACATACGGCCAAGGTACTCTAGTAGGTGGTCAATACCAAACCATTACAGCGGCAACAGGACCTGCTAACTTAATGGTACCTCTAAATGCTGCTACTGCATACTACTATATTATACCATCGCTATATGGTTGTCCAGAAGATCCACAGTCACAGTTAGATATAATGACTGAAGCTGCATGGAGAGCTCAGAAGTATATTGTCAACGATGTGAACTGTCAAGATTATGATCATGTACAATTCGCATGGCAAAACTCTTATGGTTACAGAGACTACTTTACATTTACTAAAAAGGTAGAACACTCAACAAAAACCAAGAATAACAATTTCCTGAAAGGCGCTGCTGACTACAATGGATTAGATTATTCAGTAGACTTACAAGACAGAGGCTACACTACATACAGCCAAAAGATAGAAAATCAGTTTAAGGTAACTAGTGGTTATATGCAAGACCAAGAGGCTGAGTTACTAAAACATCTATTCCAAAGTGCAGAAGTAAAAGTTAGATTTAGCTCAGGACCTTATGCTAATCAATGGGTACCTGTTACTATTACTAACACTGCATACAACGAGAAGACATACAGAAAAGACAGACTGTTCCAATACACAGTCTCTTTCAGATTAGCATCAAACATTAAATCAATGAGAGGATAATATGGTACAATTAAAAGTATACCCATCAGTAGATGCACCAGTTGATAGTTGTGTATTCTTAGACTTATATGAAACACAACCTATCAAACTGACTCTAAGTATTGAGGATATTACTAGTGCAGATGCTACATCAGTATTTAGTAGAACCTTTAAGGTACCTGCAACTAGAGATAACAATGAGTTCTTTGAGAATGCTTGGGAACTAGATGGGATAGACTTTGATATTACTATAAAGAAACCAGCAGAGATCTTAGTAGATGGCGCTGAGTTTAAGACAGGCCATGTTAGACTACAGAAGATCTTTACAAACGCAGATCAAGATAAGATAGATTATGAATTACTCTTCTTAGGTGAGACGAGAGACTTTAGCTCTGCTATTGGTGAAGCTACTATGTGTCAACTACAATTAACAGATTTTAGTT